TGGCTTGAAGCATGAGAGTAAAATAAACCCACTATTTGGAAGATTGGGGTCAGCATTATTGGATTACCTTTTTCCAGGGAAGTATATTCCGACAGATAAGCAGGTGAGGAAAAGCGGACAATTGGCTTATAAATTTGAAGAGGCTGATTTAGAAGACGTTATGAGAGAGGAGCAGGTTTATTTGCCATATGCTGAATCATTGCTTGGAGAGGATAGGTATTCGAAAGAGGTTGAAGCGGCACAAAAACTTAAAGATAGAAGATCTCAACTGCCTTTGCCCATATTAGCACCTCCAGTAAGAGATCGGTAATGAGAACCTACAAGATATCTAATACATATCATAAGGTCTTCGACGACAAGGAAGAGCTGCCGTCAGGGATAGATGTTATTCCTGAATGGCGCGATGCCAAGATAGGTGACTGGGTGGAAGCGGACGACGGATGCTATATCCAGATTCTACGTAGAGGGAAAATGAAAGCGACTTGGGGAAAGAATCGGGTACGTCACTATGTTGGCACTTGTACTGGAACCTTTATGTGTAATAAGAAAGCAAAGATGGATACCTCTAAGCGCGAGAATGTTTGGACTATATCTGGCAAGAATACTGAAAGACTTATATTTGATAGGAAGACGCTTACCAAGAGAGAGTTAGTATTTGTACAGTTTGTTACCAGTGGTGCATCCTTGCAAGATGCTTACCTGAATGCATTTGATACAGATAATCCTAGGTACGCTATAGAGCAATCAGCTAAATTAATGAAGACAGAGAGGGTCACAAAAGCCATGAGAGAAGAATTAAAACCAATTCTAAAAGAATTAAATATTGATGACAAATCTGTTCTGAAAGGCATCAAGAGGGTCGCAGAGAATTCCGAGAAAGATGAAACAAAGCTTAAAGCATTATTTAAACTTTCAGACATCTTAGATCTCGAGGATAAAACTCAGACCAAAGTTACCCAGCTTAGTGGGACTGTCTTTCAGGGATTTGCAGATAATCTTTTAGATGAAGTGCAACGTCCCAAGGAAATAACAAAGGGAGAATAAAGTGATTAAACTTATCATACTTTCCGCATTACTTAATACAGGAGAGATAACAGCTTTACCTCCTGAGGGTACGAAAACAGAAGCTAGTAGACGCAGAGGTAAGGGGCATAAAGGTCGCAGAAGAGGAGGCAGTGGACTTAGATAGTGGCTAATGTTAATTTCCATAATGTAGGTAAAGAGGAGGAAACTTTAAGACTTGCATATAAGGATCTTGTTGCATTTGGGAAGTTATTTCTTCCAGATGACTTTATGAGATCTGAGACACCACCATTTCATTATGAAGTGGCTGATGCAGTTAATGATTTAAGTATAAGGCAGTTGGCAGTTATCCTGCCTAGGGGGCATGGCAAGACTGTAATGACAAAGTGTTCTATACTGCATGATTTTTTGTTTACCAGGGAACCACTATTCTATGGCTGGGTAGCAGCAAGTTCAAAGATTAGTGTTCCTAACCTTGATTATATCAAATACCATTTGGAATACAACGATAAGGTAAAGTATTTTTTCGGGGATTTAAAGGGTAAAAAATGGACAGAAGATGATATTGAGCTCAGAAATAACTGCAAGCTTATCAGCAAATCGAATCTATCAGGTATTAGGGGCGGTGCTAAACTTCACAAGAGGTATGATCTCATTGTATTGGATGATTTTGAGGATGAGAATAATACCATTACGCCTGAATCTAGAAGTAAAATTGCCAACCTTGTTACGGCTGTTGTCTTTCCTGCTCTTGAACCTCATACTGGTCGCCTTAGAATTAATGGTACTCCCGTTCATTATGATGCATTCATTACTAATATCCTTACTGGTTATAGCAAGGCGCAGGCTAAAAAAGAAGATTATAGTTGGAAAGTAATTACCTATAAGGCTTTACAGCCTGATGGTATGCCTCTCTGGCCATCATGGTTTGGACTTGAGGAGATGGAGAGAAAGAAAAAGTTTTATGCAGACTCTGGTCAGCCACAGAAGTTCTATCAAGAATATATGATGGAAGTCCAGAGCGAGAAGGATGCAATATTTACAAGAGAACATATTAAGCATTGGGATGGACAGTTTGTACATGATGATGAAACTGGCATTAGTAGTATAGTTACAGGGGATGGTGATGTTAAGCCAGTCAATGTTTTCGCGGGGGTTGACCCTGCTACGGATTCTCAGCGTAGGGACGCTGACTATAGTGTTGTTATCTTTATTGCTTGCGATGTGGACAATAATATTTACGTTCTCGATTATCTTAGGAAGCGCAGTATACCTGTGCTCGGTATTCCAGGCTCTGATAAGAAAGGCATTGTGGATTATTTATTCGATTATGGAAAGATATACCACCCCTTAATGTATACTATTGAAGATACTTCCATGTCTAAGCCTGTATTTCAGGCTATAAGGGCAGAGAGTCTCAGAAGAAATGATTTCTCTGTAGGGTTCAAGGAAGAGAAACCAGGAACTAGAATGTCTAAAAGAGATAGGATACAGGGGATATTGGCTCAAAGATTTGCAGTAGGGCAGATGCATATTAAGAAGAATCATTATGACTTGCAGAGAGAGATAATAACATTCGGACCTAGGATGGCACATGATGATACTATTGATGCATTAGCATATGCATGTAAGTTTGCTTATCCTTGTAATTTTAGTGAGGGTAAGGATGGGCAGTGGACTAAAAAGAAACCAAAGGCTAAGTCATGGGTAACAGCATAAAAAGAGACGAACTATTTAATTTTATACGATGGATCAATTTAATCATAGGATTTATGAATCTATTTTTATTCTATAGAGGAGCTGGTTACCATCTTCTAGGCATAGGTATATTAAATGTTGGTGTCTGGGTTGCAACAAGGAGAATCAAGGCATGAATTGTGTTATGGGACTTACTATTAGGATTGTTTATTGTAGGGGTTGTTAGATATGGAGATTATATCAGTGATGAATGCCCGCAGGCGAGTTACACCTGTCCAAAAATATGTGATGTAGATCACAAACACTATCCAAGAGAGGGATGTGAAAACAAAAAAACGAAAGGAAATATTATGCCAGATCCAAAAACATGTATTGAAGCAGGACTAGAACCTGGTACTAGGGAGTATGAAGATTGTGTAGCTTATAAAGGGAAATATAAAAAGAATAAAAAGGTAAAACGTGATAAGAATATTGTGCCTGCACAAAGGTATTAATAGAGGAGTAATATAAAATGCCAAAGAAAAAGAGAGCAGATGAAGTAAGACAGTTATATAAACTTTCTAATAATTGGACTAGAAAGCAGTGGGAGTTTATAAACCAGAAGGGTTTTGATTTTGCTCATGATGAGCAGTTATCACAGGAAGAAAAGGATGGGCTTGAAGAACAAGGTATGCCTACCTTTACTATCAATCGTATTCTTCCAGTTGTGGAGATGCTCAATTTCTATGCAACTGCTAATAATCCAAGATGGCAAGCTATTGGAATAGAAGGTTCTGATTCTGATGTAGCTTCAGTATTTGGGAATATGGCAGATTATATATGGAATCTGTCTGATGGTTCTACTTTATATTCTAATGCTATTAATGATGCTATATGTAAAAGTGTTGGATATATACTTCTTACTGTAGATCCAGATCAGGATAATGGAATGGGTGAGGTAGTATTAAAGCAACCTGAACCTTTTGATATCTATGTAGATCCAAAATCCAGGGATATGCTTTTAAGAGATGCAGCATTTATCCTTATAAGAAAGATTCTGCCTAAAAATCATCTTATTAAATTATTTCCTGATCATAAAAGAAAGATAAATGCATCTTCTTCTGATGAAGCAGGTCAATATAGCTGGAGTGAGAGAGCTACTGGTGACGCAGAACAGGAATTATTTACATATAATGATTCTAGGGATGAAGCTCAGTCTATTGCTCCAGATGGTACTCAGGATAGTATGGTTGAATTCTTTGAAGTGTATGAGAAACTAAAGATTCCTCATGTGAATGTATTCTATAGAGTACCGCCTAATAAGGAGCAGTTAGCTCAAATTCGTAAACAGGTTGAGGTGCGAATGAAAGAAATGGCAGCTGAAATGGAAGTAGGTCTTTTAGAGCAACAGAAATCAATGCAGGAGGCTGTAGAATCGGGGGAGATGATACCAGAACGTTATGAGCTTGAGATGGAAAAAGCTCAGCAGATGATGCAACAACAATTACAGGCAGCTGAGCAGGAATATATGAGCCAACTTCAGGCAGAGGCATCTAGAATAGAAAACCAGATAGTTAGCGAGAAGGCATTTAATATTTTAATAAAGGATGAGGAGTTTGCTAGTACTGTAGTAGAGACAATACGATTTCATGCTAATAGGATAAAGTTGACTTGTATTGTTGGTGATAAACTTTTATATGAAGAAATACTTCCAGAGAGTGTAACAGATTATCCTCTTGTACCATTTCACTAT